CAAGGCATTCGCTGTCAAATTTTGAACTCGTCACAACGGCGCTCTTGAGTGATGTCTACTCAAAACACATACGCTGCCTGGGTGGGGCTAGCGCTCTCCGCAGTCTTCCTGTTGCACAAAAATCTACTCATAACCTTGTCAGTAGACGCTCTCCTTGAGTGGCGCATGGCGACTCTCTGTGTTGCGCAGCAGCTGATTTGTTAGCCGGAACCGTTTGCTACCGGAAATTTTTTACAAACGATATTTTAAATTTTTGCGGGACAGTTACAAGGGGTGTAATTTCTAAACCTTATTGATCGGCCCATTACTGTACCGATTCTATGTATTTTACATTTTTTTGACGTTTAGATTAACTTTTTTACAAAAACTTTGTATAATAAAGTGTAAATTTATCACAAAGGAAAAAAATATGCAAAAAACACAACGAGACTTTTTTGTTGACAGTGAGTTAGTGTGCCAAGCCTCTAGTAATATTACACCAGAATTAGCATCTGGTTGTTATTCTGAAACAAAAAGTTTTTTTGATCAGGAACGGAAAAAGCTAAGGGAAATTTTGAATGCCTGCGAACAATATAGTAACAAATAAATATGGAATTTCAATGGTTGCCGTTAGCGGTGGCCTATATAAACTGTTAACATCGGCAGAATCTTCTGGCCCAAGCATCGCTACTATTTCTGTATCTTTGGATCAAGATTTAGAATCTACCAACTCGTCATCGGCATTTGCTCCGTATATAACTAATGAAAATTTAGTGCAAAATAATTTTTCTGCCGGTCAAAAATTTTGTTATACATTATATGATGGCAATACACACGAGGTTGGATTTGGTGAAATAGTCAACTCTGGCGCAGCCACTATCCTTGATCGACAGGCGCACGTATATTATTTTGATGGAACAAATAAAATTAAGTTAACCAGCCCCTTTGATTTCTCTAGCTCTATATTATTTTTGCAAGTTTCTCCGCCTCCATCTTTAGAAGATTCACTTGTTTACGAAAATAGTGTGCTGGGAACTTCTTCCTCTGGCATACCAACCGTTGTACCACTTCAAAACAACACGGTTCTTGGATGCAAGAGCAATTATTTACAATCAATAGACGGTGAAGAACTGGTGGAAATGTTTGGAAACAATATTACTGGCGCCCTAAATGGCCAAAACGTTTCGTGCGCGGCCCTAAATCTTTATTCTATAAGATTATTACCATCTGGCAGACCAATAAACCCGCCGAGAGGAACCATAATTTATAATGACCAATCTAATATAATTGAATTTTACAACGGAAATTCTTGGAGCGCACTATGATAATACCAAGCGGAATGACCGAAGAAGACACGCTGAAAACAATGCAGCGAGTTGTTGAAAAAATTGCCCCGCGATATGTAACACATGGATATTCGGTTCAAGATATGCAACAAGAAGCATATATCATGTGTATGGAGGCACTACCAAGATATGACAATGAGCGGCCCCTTGAGAACTTTCTTTCTGTTCATGTTTCAAATCGCATGAAAAACTTTTTGCGCGACAATGTTAAAATTAAAGATGAAAAAAAACACAAAATCATCAAACCAAGCCAATTAACTCATGAAGTTGAAAATTCTTACGAAGAAGATTTTAACGAAAAATTAGATTTTAAAAATATGTCAATAATTGTAGACAAAAATATACCGGCTGCAATGCGCATGGACTATTTAAAAATGGTAAATAATTTTTATGTGCCAAAACCAAGAAGAGAAGAAATAAGTGAATTTATACGCGATCTATTGAAAGAACACGGATATGAAGAAGGGTAGGATCTCAAAAGAAGAAGAATTTTATATCGAATCTAATATCGGTAGACTATCTGTAGAGGAGATATCTAAAAATTTAGACCGCGACCCAGAAAGCGTAGGTGCTTTCGTAAAGCGTAAATTTGGGCTTGGAGCATCGCCAGAAGAAGCTGCTGCATACGACCTAGAAAATCGACCATACTGGAGCGAACTAGAAGCACAATTTACTCGGGGCGAACTAGAACTTTTTAAGTATCACTGGAGCCGTATAGTGGCTCAGTTTAAAGACGATGTGGTTCCCACAGAAGAACTACAGGTGGTTGATTTAATTAAACTGGAGCTGCTTATGAACCGTTGTTTAAAGCAAAACAAGGACAGCATAGAACAAATACGTGTTTTTGAAGAAATGCTGGCCGATGAGCGCAATGTTGACAAAGATCAGCGAGATAAAGAGGCGATTTTTTCCATACAAACACAAATCAATTCGCTCAAAGCTTCACAAGAATCTCTCAATCGTGATTATCGCGAACTTCAAGTTAAGAAAAATCTGATGCTCAAAGAAATGAAGGCAACGCGTGAACAACGGGTCAAGCGATTAGAAGATAGCAAGCAAACTTTTACGGGCTGGATAACATATCTCATGTCCAATCCGGAAAAACTAAGAGAATATGGAATTCAAATGGAAAAAATGCGACTCGCCACAGAAAAAGAGCGCGAGCGCCTTGGAAACTATTATAAATATGACGACGGTGAAGTTGACCGACCATTGCTAACACCCAATACAGCAGGAGAAAATCGTGAATAATAAGAAAGCATTAATTTTTGGTATAACTGGACAAGACGGTAGTTATCTTGCTGATTTTCTTCTTGGAAAAAGTTATAAGGTTGTTGGCGTTTCAAGGAGAACGTCTACTGACAACAAAAGTAGAATTCAACATATTCTTCACTATCCAAATTTCTCACTGCAAGAGTGCGACATAACCGATGCTCATAGCGTCTACTGGACTCTTGACAAGCACGACGATGCTACTGAAATTTATAATTTGGCGGCACAATCTTTTGTTGGAACTTCTTTTAGGCAACCAGGATTGACCTGGGATGTTACGGGTAAAGGTTGTTTAAATATATTGCAATCTATTGTAGATCTTAAATTGAATGCCAGATTTTATCAGGCCAGTAGCAGCGAAATGTTTGGCAGCAGCTATAGCTGTTGTGGCAACTCAAAATGGCAAGACGAAAACACTAAGTTTCTGCCCCAATCCCCTTATGCTATAGCAAAATGCGCCGCACACTATATGACGCGGCTTTACCGCGAGGCATATGGATTACACGCCAGCGCGGGGGTGCTTTTCAATCATGAGAGTGCCCGCCGTGGCGAACAATTTGTAACACGCAAAATAACTAAGTGGATTGGCGAATACTTAAAGTGGAAAAATAGCCTTACAGAAGATTTTGATTTTGATCTAAAAACATCAAATGAAATATGGACTATCAGAAAGAGCGGCGCTGTGTTTGGACCAAAATTTCCAAAGTTGCGTCTTGGCAATCTTGATGCATACAGAGATTGGGGTCATGCCGCTGATTTTGTTGAGGCTATGTGGATGATGCTACAACAGGATCAGCCAGACGATTATGTTATTTGCACCGGCGAAACCCACACCGTGCGAGAATTTTTAGACGCAGCATTCGGGCGGGTTGGTATAGACAATTGGTCTGATCTAGTTGTTCAAGATCCAGAATTTTATAGGCCAGCCGAAGTAGATTATCTTCGAGGAACATACGCTAAAGCTAAAAATAAATTTGGCTGGACCCCAAAACATTCGTTCATAGATTTAGTAAATTGCATGGTTGACGCAGATCTTCAATGAGAAATTATCAAGACCCGGCATATAAACTTTTTCGTGAAACTGTTCGTAAAAGAGATAAGTATAGGTGTAGAATGCCTGGATGTGGTGCAAAAAAACATTTACAAGTTCATCATATTAGGCCGTGGTCAAAAAACATATCTTTAAGATACGACCCATCAAATGGTATTTGTCTTTGTAGATCCTGCCACAAAAAAATAACTGGTCACGAACATCTTTATGCGGCAACATTTCAGGAGATAATTCATGGCTAAGATAGCTAAAAAATATACCGTGGTTGTAGATACGCGAGAAAAAGCCGCATATACATTCAAAGAATTTGATAATTGTTCTGGCATGATAAGAAAAAAGCTTGACACAGGAGATTATTCTATAGAAGGCTTAGAAAATGTAGTTTGCATTGAACGAAAAGCCACAGTAACAGAAATAGCTAATAATATAACCGATACAACCCACAGATTTGATCGCGAAATTCAAAGAATGAGTTTTTACGAACATAAATTTATTGTATGCGAATTTTCTATTGACGATCTTATTAAATTTCCAGAAGGAAGCGATTTGCCGATATCTGTTCGTGATAAACTAAAAGTTGGTGGAAAATTCTTACTTAAAAAATTAATGGAGTATCAAGTTTATTCTAATGTGCATATAATTTTTTGTAATAATAAAGAAAACGCGTTTTATTTTGTTGCAAGTTTGATGAAAAGATTAAGCGAGAAATATTCATGACAAATTATAATGATTTAGTAAAAGATATACATGATTATAGCGTAGATATAATTAATCGCCACATATTTCTTAATAACTATCCATCTGCTATAGACGACGGCAATCCTGGTGTTGAACATAAGATGGCCAATACATTTATTAAAAATATTAGAATATTAGATTCTATAAATAATGATCAAATTATTATTCATATGCATAGTATTGGTGGTAATTGGAATGATGGTATGGCAATATTTGATGCAATAACTAATTGTAAGTCTAGAATCTGTATTATAGTTTATGGTCAAGCGGAATCTATGAGTAGTATTATATTGCAAGCTGCCGATTGTAGAATTATGATGCCTAATGCATATTTTATGTGTCATTTCGGGTCTTCCGGTTTGTCTGGAAACTATTTAGATGTTCAACAAATCGCAGCATTTGAAAAGCGGATCGTTGACCGAATGCTAAATATATATGCAGAATCATGTGCTGGTGGAAAGTTTTTTACAGAACAGATACCAAAACCATCTCCTGGCAAAATAAAAGCTTTTCTTAAACGTAAATTTAAAGATGGCGATTGGTATTTAGACGCAGAAGAATGTGTTTATTATGGATTTGCAGATGGCGTATTTGGATCTAAAAATTTTAAAAATATAGCGTCTATATGACAGATCTAAAAATAATCGAAGACGCTTGGCTTGATATTGATGTAAATGAATCGGAATTATTTGTTCCAACCAAACTACTATCTCCCAACGATAATGATTTTCATTTACAACTAACATATCTTTTAATGCAGCCAGAGCATTTACCGTTTGTATGTAAAGAAATACTTGGCATTCAAATACTGCCTTTTCAATCTGTTATATTGCAAGAAATATGGAGCAGAAAATTCCCCATGTTAATTGCGAGTCGTGGCGCAGGAAAATCGTTTTTGCTTTCTGTTTATAGTATTCTCAGAGCAATTCTTTTTCCAAATCGCAAAATTGTTATTGTTGGGGCTGCATTTAGACAATCAAAAGTTCTTTTTGAATACATGGAAACTATTTGGAGCAATTCGCCTATATTAAGAGATATGTTTCCAGGACAAGAAAGCGGCCCTAAAAAAGATACAGACCGATGCGTACTACAATTGGGTGGCAGTAAAATCATATGTCTACCGATGGGTGATGGTCAGAAAATACGTGGTCAGCGCGCAAATGATATAATTTGCGACGAGTTCGCCTCTGTTCCTCGTGATATTTTTGAAACCGTTGTTGCTGGCTTTGGTGTTGTAAAACCAAACACAATAGAAAGTGTTCAACAAGAAGCCGCAAAGAAAAAAGCTAAATCACTTGGTATTACACTAACAGAAAAAACTCAGGGTAATGATTATTTAAAAGATAATCAAATTATTCTTTCTGGGACCGCATATTATGATTTTAATCATTTTGCTTCGTATTGGAAAAAGTGGAAATCAATTATAGAAAGCAAGGGAGAACCTAATAAACTTAAAGAACTTTTTGGCGGCGAAATGCCTCCTAAAGAGTTTGACTGGAGACAATATTCAATTGTAAGACTACCATACGATTTATTACCAGATGGTTTTATGGATGCCGCCCAGGTAGCAAGATCTAGGGCTACAGTTCATACTGGTATTTATTCTATGGAGTTTGGAGCGGTTTTTTCTAAAGACTCTCAAGGATTTTTTAAGCGGTCATTGATTGAATCTTGCGTTACTGGTCACGATAAAAAAATACTTGATGCTAGTGGCGAACCAATAGTTTTTGAAGCTTCTCTTATGGGTGATTATGGAAAACAATATGTTTTCGGAGTTGACCCGGCTTCTGAAGTTGACAATTTTAGCATTGTTATAGTTGAAGCAAACGCAGATCACAGAAGGGTTGTTTATTGTTGGACAACTACGCGAAGCGATCACGTAGAAAAAGTTAAAAAGGGACAAGTCAAAGAAAAAGACTTTTACTCATATTGTTCTAGAAAAATTAGAGATTTAATGAGATTGTTTCCATGCGCAAGAATAGCAATGGACGCTCAAGGCGGCGGCATTGCTGTTATGGAAGCTCTTCATGATACATCTAAACTTGGAGCTGGAGAACATGCTATATGGCCCGTTATTGATGAAAACAAAAAACAACCATGGGACAATGAGCGCGGATTGCATATTCTTGAGATGTGTCAGTTTGCTAATTATGAATGGTATTCTGAGGCTAATCATGGTATGAGAAAAGATTTTGAAGATAAGATATTGCTGTTTCCATTTTTTGATTCTGTATCGTTAGGCATATCTAGCGCAGAAGATTATATCAAGGGTAGATCTTATGACACTTTAGAAGATTGCGTTATGGAACTTGAAGAATTAAAAAATGAATTGTCTATTATTCAAATGACTCAAACGGCCAGCGGAAGAGACAGGTGGGATACTCCCGAAATTGTTGTATCGGTTGGTAAAAAATCAAAAATGCGCAAGGACCGTTATTCAGCTTTACTTATGGCCAATATGGCTGCTAGAATTATGAGCAAAATACCGACCAAACAAGAATATCAATTTTATGGTGGTTTTGCATATCCGCCAGAATCTAAAAAACAAGAAAAAAATGAAGATTATTATATTGGACCGGCTTGGTTTGTTGATAAAATGAAAGATGTGTATGATATTTATGACTAATTAAATTTCATTCACAATGCATTTGGATTAAAAAATATGGCTGAAGAGCATTATATTACATGGGATAAAGATAGCGAATCTAGCAAAAGAAGCGCTGTAGAAAAACATTCTGAAAATATTGAAAATTACGAAGCGGTTGCTTCTTATGGCAGAAGAAGTCGCGACTTTATTGATATAGAACCAAATCGCTCTGTTAGACCAGGATATACTTTTACTGATTATTATGCTTTCCGTCCAGACGAAGAGGTGCCAGATGATCAAAAGAAAATTATCAAAATGTGCATGGATGCATATGATAAGGTTGGAATTGTAAAAAATATCATTGATTTAATGGGCGATTTTGGATCTAAAGGAATCAATATTGTTCATGAAAATAAAAGCGTTGAAGATTTTTATCAAGAATGGTTTAAGAGAGTCAACGGTCCAGAAAGATCAGAACGAATATTAAATAATCTTTATAGAACCGGAAACGTTATTATTTATAAAAGTTATGCAACAATAACTCCAGATATAGTTAAATATATTAAATCAATTGGAAAAGACATTACAGTAGAAATTCCTGAAATAGAAAAAAATGTTGTTCCTTGGACATATACCTTTTTTAATCCTTTAACAGTAAATGTTAAAGATGGAAAAGTTAGCTTATTTCTAACTAGAAAAAAATATAACTTAAATATTGGAACATTTGTAGATAATTTTAAAGACGGCAGTATTCCAATGCATTATCTTGATACCCTGCCTCCAAATATTAAATCTCAAATACAATCGGGCACAAAACAAATAGATCTTGATCCAGAAAGCATATCCGTATTTTTTTATAAAAAAGACGACTGGCAAACATGGGCAAATCCAATGGTTTATTCTATTTTAGATGATATTATAATGCTTCAAAAAATGCGATTAGCTGATTTATCGGCTCTTGATGGTGCGATTTCTAATATTAGACTTTGGACACTTGGAAACTTTGAACATCAAATTTTTCCCACCAAAGCCGCTATTAATAAACTACGCAACATTCTTGCCAGTAACGTTGGCGGTGGAACCATGGAGCTGGTTTGGGGTCCAGAATTATCATATACAGAATCTAATAGTCAAGTTTATAAATTTCTTGGATCTGAAAAATATCAGTCGGTTCTTAACAGTATTTATGCAGGACTTGGTGTACCGCCAACGTTAACTGGGATGGCTGGAAACGGCGGTGGATTTACTAATAATTTTGTATCGTTAAAAACGCTTGTTGAACGGTTACAATACGGCAGAGATAAACTTGTTAAATTCTGGGAAAATGAAGCTGAAATTGTTAGAAAAGCTATGGGCTTTAGAAAGTCCCCACACGTTGTGTTTGATCAGATGAGCTTGTCCGATGAAGCTAGTGAAAAAGCTTTGTTAATTCAGCTTGCTGATCGTGAAATTATTAGCCATGAAACTATTCTTGAGCGATTTAACGAAGTTCCTAGCGTTGAAAAAATGCGTCTCAAACGTGAATCTAAAGACAGAGAAGATGAAAATCTTCCAAACAAAATTAGCCCATACAGAAAACCGGCAGACGAGTTTGAGGCCGAACTTAAACTTAAAAAAGATCAGCAAAAACAACAAGATCAACAACGTAAATTTCAAAATCCAAACGGGCGACCACTAAACCAAAAAGACAACGGCCCACGCAAAAAACGGGTTGACACTCCAAAATCAACGCCGGGAGTAGCCAAAATAGTTACTATGGCACAAATTGCATTTGAAAAAATATCTAATTTATTAAATGAGGCGGTACTAAGTCAAAATAACAAAAATAATCTTCGTCAATTAACTAAACATGAAACAGAAGAATTAGAAAATTTAAAATTAATAGCATTTTCAAATTTTGATGTTGCAGAAGAAGTAAACGATGAAAATATATTAAAATCATTGAAAAAATCTAAAATTTCTGATTCATTTCAAAGTCTTTTAAAGGGTTACAATATTTCTTATGCAAACATGACTGTTGATGATTATAAAAAGGCTCTTATCGGTGTATATGTTGAGCATTATAGCCCCTAAATAAACAAATTTAATTCTTTTGTGTATATTTTATTTAGAGGTAAAAATGAAAAAAATACAAGTATTCAAAACAGAAATTAAAGATGGGCTAGAATCCAGCGTTGCTTTTTGCAACTCTGTTGCTTACTGCTCATCTGTAAATATTCATAAAAATGAAACTTTATCTCTAGAACGAGTTATAGCAGAAAATAAAGACCAAAAAGATCTTTATTATTTAGAATCAATTTTGGTTAGTACTGGTTGGAATAAAAATGATGATGTTTTTTTACCAGCTAATACTTGGTCCGCTAGAAATACTCCAGAGGACAAGCAGTTTAATCTTATGCACGATGAAAATGATATCATTGGGCATATAACCGGAAGTTATGTATTAGATCATCGTGGAGAAAGAGTTGATTTAGAAACCGACACTCCTCCCGATCATTTTGATATTTTAACTCAAGCAGTTATTTATAACAGCTGGACAAATCCAGAAAACCGCGAAAGAATGCAAAAAATTATTGCTGAAATAGAAAATGGTGATAATTGGTATGTATCAATGGAATGTATTTTTTCTGGTTTTGATTATGCATTATTAGATCAATCTGGAAATGGCAAAGTGCTTGCTAGAAATGAAGAATCTTCATTTTTAACCAAGCACCTTAAAGCATATGGTGGGCCAGGAGAGTTTGAAGGATACAAAGTCGGCAGAGCGCTTCGTGAAATAACATTTTCTGGTAAAGGACTAGTTTCTAAGCCAGCTAATCCACGTAGCATTATTTTAAGTTCTAAATCTACAGCTACGTTTAAAGATAATATATCTAATTTTTCAATAGGAGAAAATAATATGTCAGTAGAAATTACTACTTTGGAAAAGCAAATTACTGAACTAAAATCAGAATTAGCTTTGGCCAAAGATGAAAACAAAGTTGTTAAAGCTCAAATCGAACAAGCAAAGGATAAAGAGTTGCAATCTACAATTCAAGCTTTTGAAAACGATCTATCGCAAAAAACTTCAACCATTGCAGAAATGGAACAAACAATTAATAGCACAAAAGCAAGAATAGCAGAACTCGAAGACGCTTTGGCAAAATCTGCTGAACAACTAGCTTTTGCTATGAAAGAAATGGACGACATGAAAAAGAAAGAAAAGTCCATGAAGCGCAAAGCGGCTCTTGTCGAAGCAGGTTTTGAACAAGACGAAGTAGATGAAGCCGTTGCTAAATTTGATGCTGTTTCTGATGAATCTTTTGAATTTATGGTTGCTGCTATGAAGAAAAAAGCAAAGTGGCAAGAAGATAAAGAAGAAATGAAAAAGGAAGAAACAAAATCGGAAGAAAATGTTACTCAAGCATTTGAACACGTTGAGGCAAAAGATGCACCAATTGTTCCGCCCGAGAATAATTCAGTTGAAGCAGCTCGCGCTTCGATTGTTAGCTGGATCGAAAATAAAGTTTTATCAAAAAATCTTAAATAAATAGGGAGAATCGAAATGGCTTTAAAAGTAGATAGACACGAAGAAACAACAGATATTAGCTTTTTTTATACTGCTGGTACTGCAACTCGCGGCGGCGTAGTATGCTTTGATGCACTTGCTGCATCTGGCGCTGCTATGGACCAAGGCGGTAACAGTGTAAGATATGTTGCGGCAACCGCAACTAGCGTTCCAGTTGGCATTCTTATGAACGATGTTGTTAATAAGGATTTGACTCGAACACACTTAAACTGGTACAAAGACGAAGTTCAGCAAGGTGGAAAAGTTACAGTTCTTACTCAGGGATATGTTGTTACCAACAATATTACCGGTAATCCTACTCCTGGTCAGGTTGCATACGCAGACTTTGTTACCGCAGGAAATATTTCCAATTCAGCATTCAACGCTGCTGCTTCTGGAAACCATGCAATTGGCCGTTTTATGAGCGCAAAAGACGCAGACGGCTATGCAAAAGTGCGCGTTAATCTTCCCAACTTCGGCTATGCAAACTAATTAAAGGAGAATATAAAATGTCGTATACAGATAGACCTAGCGATGAATTTATCGCCTTACTTCGTAAATCCGGCGATCCTGATTTACAAGTGGCGAGTGCGGCCCAGCACGAATTTGCTAAAGCTTTAGAACTTCCTCTTCGTAAAGGCGTTTTAGTTGGCAATATTCTTGGTGATATTTTTGAAACTTTTACCGTCGAACCCGGAGCTAGCACCGAGTATCCTCTTGACTTGGTTTCTCCTGGTCTTGAAGGCGAGCATGTTGCTTACACCAATCCTGGTCACGGCAGAGTTCCTGAACGAAGCGTAGAAAGCGATTTCGTAACTATTCCAACATATGGTATTACTAGCTCGGTTGACTATCTCATCCGATATGCTCGCGATGCTCGTTGGGATGTTGCTGCTCGCGCTATGCAAGTTATGGAAGCTGGCTTCGTTAAGAAAATGAATGACGACGGTTGGCACACGCTTTTGGCGGCTGGCGTTGACCGCAACGTTCTTGTTTTTGATGGAGATGCAACTGCTGGTATGTTCTCCAAGCGACTTGTATCGCTTATGCAAACTGTTATGCGTCGAAATGCTGGTGGAAACACCGGTTCTGCAAATCGCGGACGGCTTACCACAATGTATGTTTCTCCTGAAGCTTTAGAAGATGTTCGCAACTGGGGATTGGATCAAGTTTCCGATGCAGTTCGCACAACGATCTACAACGCTCCAGAGGGTGGCGCGCCAATTACTCGTATTTTTGGTGTTGATCTTCGAGATCTTGATGAACTCGGAGAAGGCCAAGAATATCAATTGTTTTATCAAAGCGCTCTTGGAGGAGCTGTTCAAGCCAGTGACCTTGAATTGGTTATTGGTCTTGATCAAACATCGCGCGACAGTTTTATTATGCCAATGAAACAAGCTCTTCAGGTTTTTGAAGATCCAACTCTTCATCGCCAACAGCGAATTGGTTATTACGGCTGGGCAGAATTGGGATTTGCAGTTCTGGATAACCGCCGTGTACTACTCGGAAGCTTCTAATTAATTTTTAGAATATAAATATTTAAAGGGGGCCGTAACTGGTCCCCTTTTTTATTATTGTGTATAATAGGTTGTATATTTTCTTGAAATTTTGGAGGTTATATGGCTGCCCTATCGGATTATCTTGAATCTGGTCTTTTACACCATGTGTTTCGTGGTATTAATTTTCCTAAACCGTCTTCTATCGCAGTGGCTTTAACAACTGGCGTTCCGCTTGATAGTCACACCGGAGCTACAATACCAGAAGTTCCGTTAACAATTAATGGTAGCGGAACTGGTTATTCTAGATTAAATCTTGGAAATCCGTCTTCTAGTGGAAATACTGTGTGGAATTATAGCGCTGCTGATGACGCTGCTGGAAGTGGATTAATTAAAAATTCAATTGTATTTTCTTTTAATCCGGCTCTTTGTGATTGGGGTGGATTATCTGGAATTGCCATAGTAGATACTTCAAATTATGGTTCTGGAAATCTTTTAATGCATGCTACATTGAATAATCCAAGACAAGTCTATCTTGGTGATTCTATTCAGTTTGATTTAAATAATTTTCAAATAAAGTTTGAGTAATATGACATTGAGTAGATATGACTACTATAATTTATTACAATCTTATCTTCCGGATAATTCAAGCCAACAAATTTCTCCGCAAGATATAAGAACTGTACTTACAGATTTAGTAGATTCTATTCCAAATTTTTTAATAGACAGAGAATTATCTACTTTAAATCTAGGATCTCCCGATATAAGATCCACTAGAGTTGGCGATTTTGCTTTAGATAATAACACTTATAATGAAGATAATTCTGCTTTTGGATATTATGCGCTTTCTGCAAATTATTCAGGCGTAAGAAATACATCAATTGGCTCTTATTCTCTTGGTTGTAGTTTATATGGTAACGACAATGTTGCCGTTGGATTTAGCACTTCAGCTGGTAATTTAAATGGATCTGGTAATGTTGCCATTGGCAATTATGCTTTAAGAAACAATAAATATGGTGATTTTAATATTGCTATTGGTCATGGGGCTGGCGCTCTTATTGATCAAAATGCAAATTACAAATTCTTTTTGGGTGCATATCCAGTTAGCAGCGGCGACCTGTGTGCAACATGCCCTCAAGAATCCGGTTTTACTCATTTGATGTATGGGGAGTTAGATGCTTTAAAATTAGGGATTGGCGTAAAAACACTTCATAATCAAGGCACATTGCAAGTAAGCGGAACAATATCTCCATCTTATGATAAAAATGGTAATTTAGGACACCCATACTACATGTGGGGTTCTGCATATTTAGCAAGCGGGATTGGTTATAGCTCAGATTCCGATTTTATTATTTCGCGCGTAACTAAACCCGCCCCAAGTCAATATGAATTAAACAGAATAGCAACCTTTTCATCTGATTCCAAAATAGGGTTTGGAAATATAGCTCCATCTGGAAGTTATGGATTGATGACTGTTGGTGGTAATATATTGCCGTCTATAGACAAACAGTACTCTCTTGGACACCCTGATCTTAAATGGAATGGGGTATTTGGAAACATTATTGTTAGCGGAACAGCTCAATTCAATGTGCTTTCATGGCTAGAAAAAACCGAATGTTATTATCAATGTAAAACTTTACATTTAGCAAGTAGCGGTCTTTGTGGTGATGATATTTTTGACAGTAGGGTGTGCGGATATCTTCCAGACGAAGGTGTTGATGGGGCTGGATTTGAAGTTCATACTAGTGGCAATAATTATCGCAGAGACTATCGTTTTATTTATCGTCCACCAGACGCAACAATTCTTGGTTTACAACAAGATAATTTATATTCTCGTTCTAAATGGGAATCTAATATTAGTATAGGTGTTACAAGCGGAAACCACGTTCAAACACAGAGGGTTTTATCTAGAAATAATTTAAATCTCGTTGCTTACAATTTGCCAGAAGCGTATGCTGTTACGCCAAGTCCACTTGGCATATTTATCGACAATAACACTGTTGAAAAAACAAGAATTACATTTGGATTAGAAAGAGTATCAGCAAGCGGAACTTCTGAATTTAATTTTATTGTTCCTTCTGGATTTGCAAAATCAAATATTGTACATGGATCTGGAACAACTATTAAAGATAGATTTTTATCTAGAAATGCTTCTACGGGTTTTGAATTATCTTATGTGGATGCTAGTAACATCACGGTAAGTGGAATACAATCAGACAGATTTGTTGTATCCAGTATTGATAATAATAGCAAAGACATATTTACTATTTTAAGATCTGGCGCTGTTGGTATTAGCAATACTAACGGTTCCCCATTTATACCACAAACAATTTTTAATATTCAATCAACAAGCGGATGTGATGTAAGATTAACATCTTATAATTTGGGACACTCATCTATTCAAATGTTGGCCCAAAATAATATTCCGGCATCTGGATTTGAAATACTATATAAACCAAAACATCCGCAATTAACCGCATCGACTCCAGATAGTCCAAGCGATAATACTGTATTAGTAGATTTTTCTATTATTTCTCCAAGCGGCGCTTCTGGTACAAAAGAAGGGGCGATTTCTATTGCAGAAAACAATTTTGTTGGCATGGGAACAACAATATTTGGAGCCACACGATTATTTTCGCCAAACGCCCCGCTAACTATTCGTCACAATAGTTCTTTAAGCGGCACACTTTCCCTTGCCGCACAATCTGTATCTCCAACATTTACAACCGGATATGGCAAAATTTATGTTAAACCGGTTGCTGGTTTAGAACAGCTTTATTTTATGGACGACGTTGGAAATGAAGTCATTGTTAGTCCAGCTCCATATGAACAAAACATATACGTTGATGATAAAGCTAATACTTTTGGTGGAGCTACTCCTAACTCTAGACCTTTAGGAGCCGGTGTTAATGTCAATACGGCATATGGACATAAATCTCTTGCTGCGATTACATCTGGAAGCGGCAACGTTTCAGTTGGCGGCGCGGAAGATTTAACAACTGGTAGTTCTAATGTCTTTGTTGGGCGCAATACCGCAAAGGGCGTGGCTAGCGCCAGCAGAAATGTTGTTGTTGGTGCCGATCAATTTAATTCAACCGGAGCTGGAAATAACAATATAGTTGTTGGCTATAATAATGCTAATAATAGCGCCACTCCGCTTAACAATATGATCCTCATAGGATCTGGATTAAATACTAATTTAACCGATTATACCATTAATATTGGTTTTGGAAATTCTCCTATTTTAACCGGAACAGCCGGTATTTCTGATAGAAATTTAAACGTGAGAGATGCTTCATTAAGCGTTTGGAGCGCATTAAACGATCAAGAACTTAGATTTTCTCACAGCAAACGTGGCACCAGATATGTTTCTAATATTATAGTTAAAGATACTATCAATACATCTACAAATGATGGAATAATGTCGGTTCAATTTGCAGACGCAAATAATTTTACTCGCACACTTGTTGATTTTGACTTTAAGGCCGCTCCTCTTTCTGGAGTTCCAAATTTTAATACGCCATCGCCAGTTAGACCATTTGTTGGAGTTAGTGGCGACGTAAGACTGCTTGGAGCTTTAAGGTTTGCCGATGGAACATTTTTAGATACAGCAACTCTCAATACCGCCCTTAATTTTTATGATCTTCCAGATGCTCTAACAATTTCCAATCAATTTACAACCGCAAATAGCTACATGGCCATGAGCGTTCCCAGCGGTGGAAATCACATTGTTGGACGAATTACATTGCAGTCTTTGGCCGATTTTGTTGGTAGTGGATTTGCCGCCGTTTCAAATAATTGCAATCATATTTGGAGCAATGCAGAAGCTGGCGTTGATAAATTAAATAATGCCTCTACCGTATTCATTGGTTGTGATGTTGGCGTTGGCGCAACCGGCTGGAAAAATTCAGTTATGATTGGCACGGATGCTGGACGAGGATCAACAACCCCCAACACAAACTTAGCAACAGATACTTCTTGCGTATATATTGGATATCGCGCTGGCATGGAAACTGATCAAACAACCAATACAATTGCTATTGGAACCAATGCCGCCTATAATGCTTATAATTCTTCTAGATCTATTTATATTGGATCAAATGCCGGTAGTGAAATGCATGGCAATGAGAATATTGGCATTGGAGCTAATGCAGTAAGAGGTTCTGGATCTAGCAGCGTCGGCACCAGAAATATAGAAATAGTAACCGGTCTGCTTGATAATCAAAGATTAATGTTTTCTTCTGGAAATCTTAGCGATAAGCTCAATATACAAAATTCTATAGCCGGAGATACTCACGAAAAGAAAATTTCTGTTGGACACACAACATTAGATCCAGACGCCCCGTTTTCTGTGCGTCGTAATTCAATATTAGTTCCAGCTCATGCTGAAAATAATTTTATTCAAACATGGTGGTGCAATGGTTTGCGCGTGGCTTATATAGATTGCGCTGGTAATTTTTTTGGTGGCAGCGGCGGAATTGGTGGTGGCGGCGGATCAATTTCTATTTCTGGAGTTATAGAGGGTATTGCCAAAAATACGATTAATGCTCCGGCTGCTCCAAATATACCAACAAGCGGACTTGTGGATGTTAAAGATGCTGCCTGGAATACTTATAATACCGTATGGGTTGTTAATAAAGATACAAATTTAATAGTTTCAAGCGGAGCATATGTTCAAGCTGTTCCAATTAATGGTACGTATAGATTTCAGTGGGTTAGCTGCTCGGGAGCATAAACGATGGGAAGACCAACTCAATGTAATCCATGTTGTGGCGGCGGTGGCGGCGGTGGCGGCGGCGGCGGTAATAGTTTTTGTTATCATCCATGCGACAACGCCCCGTTTAATGATTACATAGTAAAATTTACTAGAACAAATCCAAATGATATTGCCGCTTTATCTTATAAATATTACGATGGAGCGAATTATACTTGGCCAAGCAACAGTTGTTTTTATTGCATTAGTGATTTTAGCGTTTTCGATGGCTTTCTAGCCACATCTGTTGCTTGGAACTGTGGTCCTTTGCAAAAGTTAATATACATACCAAAATGCCCAAACTCTTCTTATGAATATTTTTTAGTTAGAGATGGTGCATATCCTGAAACGTGGACCATGAGCAATGCGTCTAACATAGAAATTATTAATGTAGCAGAGCGGCATTCCAACTGCACATGGTCAATTTGCGGTTGGCATTGGTGGTATTTTGATATTTTTGCAAAATGTATTTGCGTAAATATTGGGTTCACTTCTTCATTTACAATGCGTTATAAAGATTGCAGTGGAAACTATATAAGCGTTGCTACTGAATTACTTCAAGGAGTCCCGTATGGAAATTTGCAGATATGTGTAAGTGATTTTAGTATCTTTAGCGCTTATAACATATGCGGTAGTAGTCCTTTTGGCGGAAATTTTTTTGATGCATGGTGTGATATTGAACAGTCTCCCGATCATTGTTTTTGGCACTGGTGGGCATTAGGCCGTATCAATATACCAACAGACGTTATTGAAATATTATCTGGAAACGCGTATATTCAACAAATAGAAGGAGTTTGTGAATGGCATCCAAATACGCCGCAGTGTATTAAAGATGGTTATCCTAATAATTGTGGCGGCGGAGGTGGCGGCGGCGGTGGAGGGCTTGGCCTATGATAAAAGTATTTGATAGAATAAAAGAAATATCAATAAGTACCGGCAGCGGCAACTTCAAATTAGAAGGGGCGCTATATGGTTTTAGGGATTTTGCCTCTGTTTACACGAGCGGCGACTATTGTTACTACGCTATAACCCATAACAACAATTATGAAATTGGATCTGGACAATACGTTTTTGATGGTTCTAGCCACTATTTATCTAGGTATCCAATTGCTAGTACAAATTCCGATAATCTTGTAAATTTTACAAATGGCGCCAAGCATGTTTTTGTAACATATCCGGCACAATATTCTGTTTATTCTGAAGCCACAATGAATTCGGGCGATGTTGCTATTTGGAGCGGCCCAAATTCTTTAAGTTCTAGCAACAAGCTTTCCTTTACCAACAATGGAATTAGTGTTAATGATTTGCGTGTAAGCGGCGCGTTTTACGATAGTTTTAACTCACCAGGATCTAGCGGCCAGATTTTGGTTTCTAATGCAAATGGTACAGATTGGAAATCTTTGGGCGAAATTACTGGCGTGGATGGCGTTGGAGCCAGCGGATATATAGCAAGATGGATTGATGCTGATACAATTAGTTCTGGAGTATTATTTGATAATGGAGTAAATGTTGGT